ATTATAATTATAAGGTTGATAATAGTTGTAACCGTATCTAGGTCTAATACCATATCTATAAAAATAATTTTCAAAACTTATTATTCTTTTGTGTTCTATTAGCCTTATGTATCTTGCCAATTCTAAATTTGTCATTGGTTTTTGATACGCAACTACTTTAACACTTTTACAACTACAAAATAAACTAACTATCAGTATTAGTACAATTTTCTTTACCACAATCATTAGTTTTCATTACTGTTAATTTACTAATCATTTCTTCTTGTATTGTAATAATCATTTGTTCTAATTGGTCATTACGTTTTTCCATTTGTGCAGCCACTTCTTCTAAACTTTCATTTTTCTTTTTAAGACCATTAAGTTCATCAGGTTGCTGTCCGATTATGACATAAACGACAATTCCTAAACTAGATACTAGTGTTCCAACGATTGCTACGAATAAATCCTTATTTACAGGAGGGATTTCTACATAACTTAAAAATAATAAAAGTAAAATAATTAAGGTAAAAATACCTGCTGCTCCTACATAATGTAAAGTTTCTTTTTTGTTCATAGTTTATTTTTAATTTGAATTATTGTATAAATACACGCAAGTAATAACGATATTGCTTGAAGTACCGGAATAATATTTAACGCACTTACTAATAAAGCAAAACCATTAACCGAATATATTTTTAATTCTTCCATTATTATAAATTTTACCAAGGGTCAAAACTAAAAGACGTTCTTGTTTTAATTGATGAAAACTGTTGTCCTATTCTAGTTGTTGAATGTGCTGTGTTCCAAAACGATAAATGAGACCATTCACCATACCAAGGATTAGAACTTGTAGTTGTTGGATTGCAAAACATTCTACTTGCGTGAGCTGTGTTGTACAAACGTGTACCTGAAGGACTAGTGTTTTCAGCCATTAATGTAACAGTTCCGTTGTTATGACATTTATAAATCCTAGCAAAAGAATTATTACTAAAAGTTATTGCAGTAAAATTCCACGCATATCTATTAAAGGCTGAACTTGTTGAGCTTCCTGTGTCAACGTTAAGATAACTTCCGTTACTTGTGTTCTTGTTATAAACATACATACGAAAAAACATTGATCCTAAATCTTCAATTGCGAAAACATTATCCCATCCAACACCGTAATTTTGATTACCCCACAAAAACATAAAAGTTCCATCGTGCTTATTACGTTTCCAAACCATATAAATTGTATATGCTGAAACTCCAAAGTCTCCTGTATTAAAAGCTGTATCAATATGCGAACTACCGTTAGATATTGACATATATCTAGCACCTCCTGAACCTTGAATAGAATGCCCTGTAGCTGATGATGAACCGTTAAATCCTGATTGAGCTAGATTTGTTAATGTACTTAACCCCGAATCGCTGCTTCCTAAACCTACATCGTAAGCAACAATAGCACCATCAATTGATATATCAGCACTTGCTCCCCCGCCCATCATTCTTTTTTTCTTATCGTTCATTTTTATATTGAATTATCGTATAAAATTATTGATGCTTTTGTACTTAATGCGTTTATTTCGTTTGTTTTAGTTTCTACACTTGTTCTGATTGATGCTCTTGCTGTGCTAATATCACTAGGTATTTCTGTACCTAATTCTGATTTTCTTGTTACATACCAATCAGTTTTTAATAACGCAATTCTTGCATTTTCTTTTAATCCGTCTATTCTTAAAGTTTTTAACTGTGCTACAGTTTCGCTCCAAGTTTTATTAGTTTTTGACCTTTTATAAACATTGTTATCTGAATCAAAAGTTAATTCACCTTCATTATGTATTTGTCCATTATAATCTGAATCTTCTTCAATATTATAAAATCCCCAAGAAGCTAAATCTGAATCTGATAAATCAGCAAATCCTGAGATTATATTACCGTAACTGTTTGGTAAAATATCGAAAATTTTTACTGTGCCATTTATGTTTTTTGCTTTTGCCATTTTATTATTTTTTTTATTTATTATGGTGTTGTGTCAGCAACGTATTCTGCTATTGTATAATTAAATATTGCGTTTGCAGAATCATCAATACATTCAACGATTAAAGTATTTGTTGAACCACCTGCATAATCTACAGCCCCAACTTTGTTAAAAGTTTCACTCGTAGCTGCGTCACTATCTAAAGTTATTGTTTGACTTCCTGTCAAATTGTAAATCGTAATTACTTGACCTTGTTTAAAGTTTGTAAAATCAAATTCAATAGCTCCTGTTAAACTACTGCCCATTTTAAAAGTTGTACCTGTTGCCCAATCAATAGAAACAGCTCCTGTATAGGTTGTAATATCAATTTTAGTTGTATATCTAGCCTCCAATTTTGCAAATGAAATTGCGTCATCTGCTACCATAGCAGTCGCAACTTGAACTTCACCAATTGTACCCGCAGAAACCGCGCCTAATAATCTATTAGCGGTTGATGTATCCTGCATTTTATCGTAAGTAACTTTATCTGATCCAATAGTAACAACCCCTGCGTTTGTCATTGTAACATCACCACTTAATGCTGCTGCCACCATACCAGTACCGTCACCGATCATTATTTGGGTTGTTGCTAAAGCTAGTTCACTTAGTACACCACTACTATTTGCGTTTCTTATTAATAAGCTATTAGCTGCTACATTTTGCATTTTAGCAAAAGTTACACCCGCATCATTTAAAGATATTGTTACCGTACCTGTTGCAGTATCACGTGCAATTGGTGCTGTTGCTGCAATACTGTTAACTTCGCTTGCACTTTCATCATTGTACAGTTCTGTGAAATTATTATTACATTTTACAAATGCACTTCGTAGCGCATCGCCAGTGCCATCGTTTGCGGATGATCCTACATTAATTGTTTCTTGTGCCATAACTTAATTTTTTTTTACTTAGCTTTTTAGCTTTAATTTTTTGTTTAATATTGTGTTGCATCTGCTTTAAAATCTGTTGTATCAGCTAGAACGTCTATTGTGTCAGCTGTAAATGTACTCCCATCTGCGTCTGGCGGATAAATTTGACCCCACCCGTTTGATGCGTTTACTTCACCAAAATATGTAACAGCGTAAATTGATCCAAAACCCATATTATTATAATAACTTTTTTATCTTTTTGTTATATGTTTTTTCTAAGTATTGTTTTAACTTAGAAATATTACTTTCTTTTGGTTTATACGTTTTTATAATACCCATCCGCTAAAATCTGATTCACGATCCGGATAAACATCATCGTTTACATTAGTATAATAGGCAGGAAACTTACTTTGTGCATTAAAAGACATGTAATCAATAAAACGATCTGTATAGTATTGTGCTATTTTACGTTCTTTTTCAATTAAAAAATCAATTTCTGTTTTTTGTACGTTTTCTGCGTTTTCACTTGTATGCTTATATATGCCTTTATTTGCTATTGTATAGGCAGCAAAAGGTAAATATTCAACCATAGCCCAATGTATTAACATGGGTTTTAAATGATCGGTTACAAGTGCCAAATAGTCTGCGTGGTTTCCTAAAGTTCCAGCACTAACATATCCTTCAATTACTTCATATAATTTTGTACCTAGAAAATTTTGTATATGAATGTCCTGAGCAATTTTAATATATTGAATAAACTGGTCAGTGTCCACATTACCGCTAATTGCTGTAAATCTTACTATATCGTTTCTTGTTACAAATAACGCTGTTGCCATACTTTCTAATTTTTATAACCTTTTGTTGGTGTGTCTTTTGGTTTTATACCTACTATATTTGGTTCTTGACTTTTAGTTGGTGCCTTAATACCTTCTTTTGCCCTTTCACCTGCATAGGCCGGTTTTGCATTAGGACTATTTGGATCAATTCCATAATCACCTTTAAATATATATGTTTTTCTGAGCCAGTAATGATGACAATTGGCTCCGCCTTTGTGAAAAAAGATATTATAGCTGCTTTCACCTTTTGCAGCTAATTCTTTATTTGCTGTGCTTTGTTTATCTAAATCTTCTTTACGATAGACTTTTTTAGCTTTAACCATTTTTTTACAAAATGCCCTTGTATTATTACTTACAATTAAAGGGGCGTATTGATAACGTACTAAAAACTTTCGACCTGTTTTTGTTTCACCATCTAAACCGCTTTTTGCTGTTGCTTTATTTGGCACAACCGAAGCTAAATCAATCATTTTATCTAACGCTTCTTCTTGTTCATAATTAACTGGTCTTTCATCTACTAATTCGTAACCTTCGTTAAACAAACTTTCTTCATCTTTACCAATACCGTCTAAAGTAACAAACATATCATCATCATTAAACCCATCTTCTGATAAACAAAGATTATGTTTTTTACATGGCATAAACCAAATTTTACCATTATATTCGTGTTCGTGATAACCTTCACAACCAATATTTTTAGCCATTGCTTCAGCTTTTTCTTTTGTTGCATAAGCTAATCTATCATCTATAATTGCAAAATCTTTATCAATAACTTCACTTTTTAAACTTGTTAAGCTTTCATCTTTAATACCCGTTTCTTCTTCACGTGCTTCGTCTGTTATTGCGTTATCTGTTTCAATGAATTCTAAAGGCTGTAACGTCTTAAAATAAAGTTTTAGACTAATACCATTAACTGCTAGTATATCGTCTATACAATCGACTAAAAGGTGTTGATATGGCTTTATTGTAATATTATCAAAAAGCAAAGCAGCGGTTTTGATTTCATCCGCATTTGATCCCAAACCATTGTTTTCTGTTCTAATACCTAGTAGTAATGGACTGGTTACCCTATGGGCAACAATTAGTTTATTACTACATTCATTTGACAAATATTCATAATGTGCGGGGGCATCATTTAGGGGTATATCGTCAACCGTTGTTTTACTTTCAGCATTATTATTAAATGCTATAATTACTTTTTCGCCACGTGATCCAGTAAGCTTATTCATTACGTCATTTTTGACTTGTAATTGTTGCTCCCTATCTGGTACACCATTATTGAAGTTTACTATTTTGGTTCCCGAAAATCCTTGCTGTACATCATTAATTAAATAATCAGAAATCTCGGATTCTAATTCTGCAAAAGCTAAACCCCCAGCGTAATCAACCGGACAGTAATAATCATATCCAGAAACATATTTTTTACAAATTTTAATTTCTGGTTCTGTACCATTACCAAAACCAAATGATGCTATCCTTTTTGGTTCGTCACTTGTTTTTAATTTTGACCAGTCATGAAAATAATAATATGCTTCAATTACACCGTCTTCATTACATTTTTCTGCCCTTAATGTTTGACGTGGAAAATGCTCGGCCTTTACTACTTGGCTATCTTTGTAAAGAATTTGAAAACTACCTTCACCCAATAGTTTTAAATCCAAAACAACTTTACGCAAACAATGGTCTGATAATATTGACCGCATTGCTGCATATTCATTTGGTTTTTTATTAGAATCTAAAGCGTCAATTCCTTTACCGTATATCATTTGTGATATTGATGATATAATACTATGGTTTGTTGTACTGTTTATATAAAGATCAATTAAGTATTGATAGTAATCATTATTATCCCCGTAATTAATCCATTCTTTTTTTGGGTCTTCTGTAATTTTTGGCCTATTGTAAGAAGCTAGGTTTACTATATGTAAATTGTCTTTCATATTGTTATATATTCGTTGT